TGACCGTCTACTGATACAATATAACTCAACACTTCACCATCACTAATCCCACTCCAATCAATACCTAACGTTATCCGTGTTAAATAGAAAGCAGAGGGATTGGTATAATCAAGGAGGGTGACAGCGGAAGAGGTGAGAGGATGACTTCCACTCCACCCGTAAATATTACCACCTTTAGCCCTAGAGACTGATTTAGATGCGGCAAGGGTCATGCATAAACGTTGCCACTAAAAATTGCCGTAAGTAATTCGTTTGCGTTATTTTCACTACTAATACATTCAACCACAATTTTAGTATTAGGTGGAATAATCACCTTTTGGAAAGTCTGGACGGGTGAATCATTACCGGCCGTATCGCATTTCGTTAAATGAATTACAACCCCATTAAATGATATTTTGAAAACTGAATGCCCACCAGCAGAACCATCAATGTAATAAATTTGTCCGTTTAAAGTAAATTCTCCTTCTACAACATGATCAGGCGTTTGAAAATCAAACATAATAGCGGTTGTTGTGGATGCTGGAAAGGTACCTGAGTACGCATAAGCTTGGTTCTCTGCCGTTATGCTTAACCCTTTGTTAGGGGCTAAGAACGTGGCGTTCCTTTTTCTAGCCATTCAAGCCAAAATCATTCGAAATAAAGAGTTACAGATCCAGACGAGGCCGCCATACTACCGCCGCCACTAACCTGAATTGCAATTTGTAGATCTATATTGTTAACTCCAGATATACCGAAGGCAACAGGAACGGAATTAAAACCGACTGCACATGCCGCATCGGCTGTATCTCCAGCTATTCCCATAATGGTAAAGTTCTGTTCTGACATATTTGATCCTAGCAAACGACAGACAACCTGATATCCTTTTGCATTAAATCCGTCAAAGGCACAATCCACTCTGGAGATCCTAGTTGATCCCTGTGGTACTTGGATATTACCCAAATTTGAACTATTCATATTATCCGTCAAGGAAAAATATTCCTTGTCTGTTGGCGTGCTATCGAAACTTCTCTGTATCGTTGTGGCTGGCATCTTATATTCTGAAGTAAAGCTTACTTCCTCCTAGTTTTAGTTGTGGAAACTGCCTTCGTGCGAATGCTCCAGCAGCCGCAACAAGTCCAGCAGTCACTAATGTCTTTCTCCCAGCGTCGGTCCCGATCATATCTATGGCATTACCTGAAAGGGTACTGAATGCAGCTCCTAGTTGACCATCTGTAATATCTTTGATTACTCCTTCTGTAACAGATGTTTTACCAAAAGAACCTGTAACGGTTTCTCCAGCGTTTAGGTATGCGGCGATTGCAAGTCCAGATGCCATACCCGTGACACTTGGATGGGGGATTGATTTTCTCATGTAGCTCCTTTTTGAATTATTCTTCTTTTTGTTCGTTGCCTTACGGGGTTTACCGTTTCTTCGTGATGTGGACGCATCGTAAGATTTTTTAGAGATTAGTTTACCGTCACGGAAATACATCCAGCGACCGTTTTTAGTTCTCTTACGATAAACCCCGACAGGCATAACCGATTATAGTTTAATCCATTATATAACTCTATTCCCTTTCGGTTTGTGTTATATACCTGATACGTTATGTAATAATATGGACGCATCAAAGAATGAATTGATTAAGCCTGACATTTCTTCACCATTGAAGAAGCGTGATTCCTACCTTTCAGTAAAGGAGGATGACATGACCCTTGTGACTGTTGATCTTGCCGAAGATTGTAAGATTCAGACAGACGGGGGTATAAAAGACGGTGTGAAAGTTACATGCCGTGTAGTTGATACTAAAAACTACCTCGATGAGGATGGTGTAAAGCAATTTACATACCATCCCCAAGAAGAACCTAAATTGAAAGAGTCATACTCTACATCATCCTTTTATTTATTAAAGGATTTCAAGACGGCATCTCACTGGCCTAAAGAAGGGATCTTCTATTGGGTATGGAAAGCAAGTGACGGTCTACGTTGGGAACAAGCATGAGAATTACTGATTCCTGTTTAGGTGACTACTACGAAAAAAAAGTAGACGGTGATGATGAGGAAACATATTCAACGAATGAAATATTAGAAGTGATCGCACATGAATTGATTTTGATTAGATACTTATTGAGGCCTAGATGAGCCTCTGTTCATGCTATGACATGAACTGGGGACGTGTATCGGCGACCTGCTCTCTATGCGGTCGTAAGATTAATGGAGGAGCTTAGGGTATGATGGGGTCGGAAATGCGTATTGAGTGCGTCAGAGTGCGTTTAAAGTGCGTTATTTCTGTAATCCCATGCCTAGCACTGCGTCAGTTGTGCGTTTTGGTTTCGTTTTGACTGCCTCGGTGATCATCGGCAACATTTTAGAGGCCAACATCTGCACGTACCAAGGCTGACCTGATAAATCTTGAGTCATACTATGCAACATCGAAAGTTGAGAACCCTCTTCAGAACCTTTCAATTCTTGAGCAGCATTTCCCATTGCTCCAGCCCAAAATTTTTTAAGACTATCTCTCGCTTGTGGCAACATAAATTCCTCAAAATCAATTAACATCTGTTCTCTTATCTTTTTAGTGATTACATCTAAAGACATAAGAAGAGTCTCGTCAGATTCAGAACTCTTTAACCAGCTTTCTATTTTCTTTTGAGTTTTCAAAGGAATCCATATTGTATAAATTGTAAAATATAGAAAGAACGAAAAAATCCAAATAGCGTAAAAGGTTTCGTCGTTCATTCGAGATACTGCCTGATTATTTCTTTAACTGCTTTTGAACCCCAACCTTTCCTTAATAGACATCCATTGACGTATAGTCCTTTTGCGTATTTGTTCTGTAAAACTTTTGGTGTATCTCTTTCATAACCGACTTCACAATCCTTAAAGTCTGAAAGAAGATCAGTAGGGTCAAGTGGTTCTGGTAAAAGTTCTTCTTTAATATCTTTTATGATTTTTTCAGCCGATGGAATATCAATATCTTTTAAATATTTTATAACCTCATCTAAAATATCTAAAGTCTCATCTACTGAATGATAGATTGATGCCAGAACAACCGGTTGTGGCACATTGAGATCTATCTCAAAAGGGAGAGGTTCGGCAAGTGCGATTAATTTAGATACTGCATCTGCTCTCTTATCAATCTTAGCAAACCCTAACCACAATCCAAAAAGGATAACTGGCTGCAGTACTGAAACTAAAGGAGGGATAATTCTATTCCATTTAATCCCCTTCATTAACTCCTCGAAATCCTTTTCACTCTTTGGAAGTTTCATATTCGATACCCCGTCAGGATGCATGATATTGCTCCATTATTAGAATCCTGAGTGGCTTGGATCTTAACGGTTGAATTTGGTGGTATGACAAATTCAAACATCTTAGGTTGCAGACCAATATTATTGACAAGGACTACGAATTTTTCAACAAATAAAGCTTGACCGTCTACTGATACAATATAACTCAACACTTCACCATCACTAATCCCACTCCAATCAATACCTAACGTTATCCGTGTTAAATAGAAAGCAGAGGGATTGGTATAATCAAGGAGGGTGACAGCGGAAGAGGTGAGAGGATGA